CACCGGTATTTACAATCTGCACGGTTTCATCTGCTGCAAACTGTACACCATTCGGGGTTTCAAAAATATCCCCTTGGCTTACGGTTCCGGTTCCCGTCACGGTAACAGTTCCTTTGGCGTAGGTGGCTGCCCTCCGGCTTACACCTTTTCGCTGGCTGACGAATCGTTCCAGTTCTTCCCCGGTCAGATTTTCAATGTCGAATTTTGCATCTACTGCAGCCAGATCCGCGTCCATTTCGTCCATAACCTGTCCTACGGATTCCGTCAAATCATAGATCAGATACCCTGGCGTTTTTTCGTATTCATTCGATATCCGGTCACGAATTTCCTGCCCGTTTTCAGACACTGGTTTCCACCTCCACTTCTGTTTTATCTGTCATGACTATTGTTAACGATATTGTCAGTTTGTCGCCTTCTTTTTCGAACTGAAAGTCTTCGATGCTTTCAATTGCCCGATTGTCCAGTGCTTTTTCTTCGATTTCGCTGGCGACGAACGCGGTATCTTTGTATCCGATGTAGTTTTCGATGTATGTACCAAAACCCGTTCCATCATATACGTCAAATTTATCCGCGGCAGTTTTGACCAAAAATCCGACCCATTGCCTTACCGCCTCTTTCTGGGTGCATTCAATGATCTTGCCGTCTCTCACGACGTAGCGACCACGATCGAAATCATACAGCGGCGTTCGCCCGATTTTCGTCGACTGCATGGCGACCAGATTTTCTTCTTCTGTTTCAAAATCATAATTTACTTCGGGAAACATGTCATTCCTCCAGCAGATCGATCAGCGCCATTGTTGACACGCCATCAATCGGTGCAATCAATACCCGCTGACCTTTTTTTGGTACGTCTTTACGTTTTGCCGTGATCGTCGTTCCATCTGGCCTTTCAAACGTAATGTTTTCGCTGTATTCGGAAAATGTTCTACTTAAAAACAGATTATCTCCGGCGTAATACATTGCTTCGCCGCCCAGGACGGATACCGTTACCGGCGACAGGTTTTCCAATGTGCCAATGTAGAACGACGCTTCACTTACAGCCTTTTCTCTTGCTTTTCTTTCTCCATTTTTGATCCTGTTCGCGATTTCATATTCCCACATCAATAGTTCTCCATTTCGCAGCTCATCATATGCAACCCCTTATTTAACGTGTGCGTGCAGCTTTTGCACTTGTACCAGCCTTTTATTCCGACCTCCGGCCGGTCAAAGTAGACCATGCGCGATGCCCTTACCACATTATTTCCGACCATTTCCGCTGTGAACGATACGATGACTTTGTTTAGGCTGGCCAGTTTATTCTTTGCAATGTTTCTTGCCTTTGCTTCGTTTATATCATCTTGCGTTTCTACCTCAGTCAGTAGTCCGTATTTTTCAATTGATGTATCCGACTTCGCCGTTGCCTTGATCTGCGTCTTTTTTTCGTCAGTTCCGGCAACGATTACTTTGTTCCGTAGCTCCTCGATCGATCTTGTTCCGGTAATGTTGCACGACTTCGTGCAGGACAGGATCCTGCCCGTTTTGTCTTCATATGTCGGTTTTACTTTAATGTATCCGTCTTGTATGATCTGCAGTTTCCCTTTGGACATCTCCATGCGGTATCCTTTTCCGGTTTCATTCTTGACCTTTTTTAGAATATCGGTTAGCACATCTGCCACAACTTCATCTTTATACGTTTTATTGATTAGTGTGGCCAGATTCGGCATTGTGCCAATAGGCACATCATACCGGTCGCACAACTTTCGGATCGCCTTCGATGCGGAAATTTTATTAAATTGAATAACCGTTTCTGATTTGTTCAGGTAATAGGCGTAGTCGTAGCCGCTGTAAGTTCCTCCTTCCAGCGGCACAGATGTGATCATGCCTCTAAATAATTCTTTCCCGTTATTTGTAACCAGTATGGTGTCCCCGTTGTATAGTCTGCCTTTGAATTGTTCGTCAAAATAGCTGTGCGGTAGATCGAAACTAAATTCCATTCCCAGCGAGTCGACGGAATCTGACCAGGTTAGATTTCCGATCGCTTTGGATATGTTGGCTCGTTTTCCATTTCGGATTTGATAGATTTGATAGTTCACTTAATACACCAACCTGTACTGCTCAAATTCCATGCTGTAAGAGTAATCCCCATTTTTGTTTACTCCGCTGATTTCAAATGTTTCCAGCGCGCAGAGCCGGTTAAACACCTCAGTTCCGTCATTGCGTGTTATAACGATCCGCATGGTTTTCCGGTTTTTTCTGGAATTGCGAAACAGTCTTACATATTGCATCGGGTCCTCGTAGGCGTCCGGCTCCATGTATTCTTGTCTGCCGTTCGGAAATACGCTGGAAATACTGACTTTTGCCAGTGGTTCCGCTCCCATGACTTTGATCTGGCTATATTTCACGGCATCTTTGTTTTCATTAGGGCTATCCCCATACGATATCGTCAGCATTTCCGTCGTTACATATGGCAGCACGACAATCGTTTTGTTGTTGTCTATTCCGATTGTAATCTTCATGCTGTCCTCCTTTAGCAGTTTCCTAACGCAGATATGATTCTGTTTGCAATGTATTGCCCGGATTTTTCCATGTACTCTTTGTTTCCAATCATGTTCCCCTGAACAGTATAGTTCACCGTAATGGTCGTGCCTCCGCCCATCTTCGGTACTTGATCATGAGGGATAATCTGCGTACCCGACGGAAAAATCGCCGCTTCAGAACGGCCTCTTTCAGAGAACCCGGTTAAACCGCCTTTAAAATATGCCGTTCCTGTGGCATGTCCAGCTACGCTGTTTGCTATACTTCTTGCGCTGCTTGCGCCTTTTCCCGTCGCTTTGTTGATTTTTTCCGCGTCGCCGGCAAGGCCGAATAGTTCTTTGAACTTATCTATTGCCGTACCGATCCAGCCGACCACCGTCTGGATCACGCCGACGATCCCGAAAATTGCATCACGAAAAACGCCGATTGGCCCTCTGGCATTCATGAACCATTTTTTCGCTTTTTCGATCCATTTTCCTAATTTTTTCCAGTTTTTAATCAGCCAAAGCACGACTGCGACGACGGCGGCGATGGCTAATCGGATTAACAGCACTTTCGGATCTAAACCAGTAAACGCTTTTCCTAATACGTCGACCACTGTTTTAACCTGATCGAACGCATTTTTTAAAACGCTGATTCCTTTTAGCGCAAGCATTGCCTTTAATAGATTTTTTGCAACGGGAATCAGCCAATCCGCATTATCTTTTAACCATTTGATCGCGTCGGCTGCTGTGTTGCAGGCTTTTGAAAATACATTTCCTACCTTTTCAGCGATCCGATCTATCGTCCCGTCTTGCTGCCACTTGTCCAGCGTTTCTGCCAACTTAATCATTTTTTCGCGGATAATGTCGAATGCACTTCCTGCTCGAACAGTTCCGTCTGATTGCATGCCCATTACGTTGGCAAGCGCACTTTTTACCGTTCCGGTTACTGTGGACCATGCGCCTTTTAGGGTTTGCGCTTGTTTGGCTGCACCTCCGGCGAATTTATCTTCCATCAGTGCGAGCATTGCTTGATTAAATTTTTTCTGATTGGTGATTTGGCCTTGATTGTTGATGATTTGTTCGTTTGTGAACATTTTTTCGGCTTTTTCCTGGATCTGTCTCTTCGTGATGCCGAATTCCTTCAATCGTTCCAGTTCACCGGTCTGCGCGTCGATTAACGCTTCTACTGCCTGGTCAAATGATTTATTTGTCGCGCCCGCCATATCTCCGGTATAGGTCAGCCACTTTTTCGCCGACATACCCATTGACTCAAACTTTGCCGCGCCTTCTACGACTTCGTTGCCTTCGAATGGCGTTTTGTTGGCGTAGTTCATCGCGTAGGTCATGATTTTCGCCGCTTTTTGTGTGTCCTTCGTGGCGGTTTCCAGCTGCGCCCGGTATCCTTCCATGTCGAACGCTTCAGAGAAGCCTGTTTTCACTGCCGCCGCACCTAAAAGTCCCAACCCGACGGCCGCTCGTTTTGCCGCTTTGGTCAGTTTTTTATCCATAGACGTCGCGAACCGCTTAATTCGCGCATCGGCGATTTTCACCTGATTCTGAACCTTTTTCGTTTCGCTTGAAATATTGCGAAGCGGCTTCGAAATTTCATCTTTCAGTTTTAAAATGACAGCTAACTTTCTACTTGCCAACTTCGCTCACCTCTTCAGCATATTTTTCCATCGCAGCGATATAGAACATTTTTTCAATCATGCCTAAACCGAAAAGTTCATCTAAAGAATGGCCGCGCAGGAGATAAAACGCAATCATCTGCGCTTCTCCGTCGCGGCCCATCAGTTTTTTATGTCTTCGACTGTATCGGCTAATCCATACATGTCTAAAATCCGGTTGCAAATCCGATTCATCTCGCCCAGATCGTCGTCCAGAACCTTCATAACAATTTCTGTCGGCTCTTTGCAATCATAGGCTTCCTGTAACTCCTTGTCGTGAAACAATGGAACAGAGGCGTAGATCAATTCTGCGTTCAGTTCCATATTCGCACGAAGGGAATCTTCTTCTGTCATATCCATGATATCCGCGATTCTGGTTATCGGCAGCTTCTTGATCATCAGCGTTTCGCCGATCGCTTTGCAATCGTACTCAATATATTTTATTTCATTCGCTTTTTTCGCCTGTGCTCTTGCGATCAAAGACTCTTTTGTTGCTTTCTTCATTTTTTCGCCCATTTTACACCGCCATATCTAACATCTCGAAGTCCGCAAACTTAAATGGTACTTCTTCCTCTCCGATGGTTTTCTCTTCAAATTTTAGGATCGTCGCCTCGTCGAAGGTTACCTCATTCATCTGTACACGTTCTGCTCCGATTCCGGCTGGATCATCAATCATTCCTACTACGACGATTTCTGGGAAACGTCCCGCTTTCAGGTCCGCCAGCAGCATCTGCATAATCGACGAATCGACTTTGTGAAACGTCATCGTTCCTTCTCCGGCGTAACCCATATACTTCTGGTGTGTTCCTGTATCCTCCGCGATGTTCACCTCTTCAAAGGTGAATGTTAACTTCGCTTCAAAACTTTTTATGTTAGCGAATTTTTCGCCGTTAATGAACACCCGTCCGAATGTCCCGTTGAATACCTGATTGGCGTTTGGTTTTTTCTTCATGTTTTCCTCCTTAGTTCATATATACGTTGAACTGCAGATCTTCGATGGCATCGGAAAATCTGACATTTGCTTGCAGGTAAACATAGGTTTTGTACGGGTTCTTTTTTACCGTTTCGGTGTCCCAGTCCATCGCTTCGGTTTTTCCTGCTGAGATCCACGCCTTCCGCTGCGTTTCCGCGTCGATCTCTGCCAGATTATCAAAATCCCGGCTTAACACATCTTCAATTTCGAGCTGCCGGAAATAGGTATTTACCGCGGCCATGAAAACCGTCTGGTTGTCCACTGTGTTTTTGTATTTTCCGATATAGCTTTCCTTGAACGACGTAATGATATCCTCTTTTGTCAGATCCATGCCCTCAACGATGGTGATCTTTTTCAGATCCTCGTTGTCTACGGTGGTTGCAGAATTTACCGCCCGTGCTACACGTACCGTTCCGTAGTCGTTAAACAGTACAAATTCTCCGTCGTCCACAGCATCATCTGCATCTGCTACATCAACAACGGATTCCAGATCGTTAAAAATGTAGTACGTGCTGCTGCGATCCAGCGGTAATGCAGCTAACATTCCGGCAATTCTGCCCAGGTATTTGTATCCGTCGATTTCTGCCGCGTCATCTTTTCGTTTTACTTTTGTGTTTGTGAAATTGACGACATGCGGATCATCTGCCGGCTGGTTATACACGACGGCTTTGATTGGCACGGCTGCCGGTTTCGCGTTTCGCGATTCGACATAGGTCGGTACTGCCGTCTGCGTCTGCCCGATATATGCCAACCAATTAAACTTCAACGTATCTAACGTAGCTTCAATGTCCGTAAACGCTTTACTGTCAGGAATCCTTACCACATATACCTTTGTTGGCCCGTCAGTGAACGCGTCTTCGATTGCTGCGTAGTTTTCCGCCGTATAGTCTGTCGACAGTACCTCGCTCAGTGCGCTGTATTCCGATACGGCTGTTTCCTTTGTGGTATCATCAACGACCAGGCAGACGATCCCTCGTTCACTTCGTGTGATTGCTGTCTTTGCCTTCGTTAAAAACTCCACGGTAATATTTGGTAAACCCATAGATTATTCCTCCTTGATGACCAGTTCTTCCATGTCTGGTCCGGTTTCTTCGATGTATTGCCACATTTCATAATCGAATTGCAAAATCAATACGTCATCGTTTTCCGTGAACTGCAGTTCATTGATGGGGATCACAAAATCCTCTTCAACGGTCAACGTGTCCGCAAATGCCTCCCGCAGTTTTTCCTGCACATTAAAAAACTCCAGACGATTGTTGTATCTGTCTGGAGGGAAGTAGTCGATATAGATCGTCCCTGACTCGTGTTTGAAATTTTTTGGCCCGTCCATGATCGGCGCAGGATATTCCACATAAAAACTCCCAGGTTTAACCGCCTTATCCTTGTCTGTCGATACGACCGATTTATCCGGAAATGTGCTTTTTAGTACGGTATTTATCGCTTTAACGACGTCTTTTGTGGTAATCATTCTCCCAGCTCCTCTAAAATGAAATCCACCAGGTCATTATTGATATCGTCCAGATATTCTGGTTCAAACGCTTTTCCTGCATGTTCGATGATATGATAGCCGGTGACGTAGCCAACCATTTTCCCTGCATGTGTCAACATACGATGCCCATCTTCCAGTAAGTGGGCATGTGGTGAACTGTTATAGACTCTGAGATTGTAGTCAGCATCTCCCCACTTGTAGATTTTTCGGCCGACTCGGAACCCGCTTAAATAGTTTCCGGTCTTTCGGTTAACCGTTCTTCTCGCGCGTGCGCGCATCTGTTTACGCAGTTTTTGTCCTTCTCGCCTCATAAATTTTTTCGTTTCTTTTGGGAATGCTTTTATTGCGTCATTGATGTCATCTGCAAATCGGGTCAAATCATCTGTCATCAGATCACCTCCTGCGCATAAATGGTTGCATACACTGTTGTTCGATTTGGCGGCAAAATGTAGTCGATTTCAAACCGGTGCACCCGTTTGTTTCGATCCTCCCACAGTAAATAACAGTCCGTTTCGATATCTGCTATCGTTTCTGCCCGCAC